CCTCTTTTCGCACCAACGAGTGCCTCATTCCCCGGTGGCTCAATCGGCAGAGCGGGTGACTGTTAATCACTAGGTTGGCGGTTCAAGTCCGTCTCGGGGAGCCAAAGAAAACAAGCCCTTACAGCTAATCACTGTAAGGGCTTTTTTCATTGGGCTACCACCGGGCTACCACCACGGGAAAGCTGCCGCAAAACCTCACAACGTTATTATTCACCAAAAGAAGTAATCCGAGCCGCTAAGCGCGCGGTAATCCCTCCCACCAGCTGTCTACTCTTCGCCGCTATGCCCCTCAGAATAAGCGGGCGCGCAAGTTGGCACTGATTCGCGCGCAAGTTGGCATAAGTAGCCATGTAAAAAGCGGGGTTTTACCCCGCTTTTTTGTGTTGTTATTGGCACGCAGAATTAGACCGCATAACTCACGGGTATGGCCTGCACGGCCTCCGCAGAATCAGCGCTGGCTACTGCGGTCAGCAGGGCGTCACGTCGAGCCGAGTGGATGGCGAGAAGATCGGCATACGCGTCGGGATCATCTGTGCGCCAATCGTAGAGGGCGGAAGCAACCTCAAACGATGACGGCGGCGTCCCAACGCTGGGCATTGTGAGGCTTGCGGACATAGCTATATTGAAAGCCGACGATATTTCTGCCTGCTTTGCAGCCTTGGCTTCATCCAGTGCAGGCGGTGGCGGCGTATCGCTCCAGCCTTCTGGCAGCGGGCCGTATTCTTTGACTTCGTGCGGCTGGCCATTGACATAGCCGCTTTTACCTTTGTGATCTTCGATCTGTTCCCACTTTTTCCCCGTCCAGCGTGGAACGAAGCCTTTTTTCAGCGTGGGAACCGTGTGCGTGGCGTTGTTGGGCAGCAGGCCGTAATCTTCGGCTTCCCCGGCATAGTAGCCGTCGGCGGTATATTGATAGCATTTAACCATTAGTAAAACTCCTTTATATTAAGGGCTCGCCTGTGCAATCACACCAAAGACGGCGTGCGCGTGCCCAGGCCCCAAGTATCTGTTTTGCACTTAAAAGTTCTACCACTGCCCTTTCTAACTCATCCGCACGTTGAACGAGGGCTTCGGCCTGTGGGTGCCCACTGCTTGCCAAAGAACGCATTTTGTCGGGCAGTGTAGGTGAATCAACTTTCATAATTTTTGTCCTTCTCTCGGCGTGGGGGCGTGCTTCCTTGCCATACTTGTCGGCCTCCAATATCGTGGCACGACAATTCATTATTTAGGGGGAATCCCATGTTGACGATGCGAGATTTCATTACCGACCAGAGATTACACAAAGCGCTTGATGAAGTTGAATCTTGGCTGGGATATGTTGTCCCAGCATTCCCCATGCCCTTAGAAATTCAAAAAAAATCGCTCTGCCGTATGCGGTTGAATAAAGAGACTAGGCTCTATGAACTTTTATTCATCAAAGAAGAACCGCAAAACCAAGCTACATACTGTCACGAGTTAGCACACCTAGTCATTTGGCTTAATGGAGCGGTCACTCGGTATGATTTCTTAGATCCCATTCCCATGGCTTTATATCACCAAACCCCTTACATTAGGCATTTTTTAGAAACGATATGGGAATATATGCAGCATGTTCCAACCTTTGAGTTAGTCAAAGACTTAGGCTATGACGAAGGTCCCAGCTATGCTCCGGTGGTTACAGATTTGATTAAGCTCATCCGTCAAGGCCAGCTCTTTCCAGTTATCGATGCAATCTCGTTTGATCCGCAGCAAGATCAAATTCGATGCCAAGCAAGCGCTCTAGTGCAAGGTTTAGCTCTACCGATGGCAGAGGAGACACGGTGTGCCCTGAGAAAAATAGCAGCGGAGAGGCTGCCACAATCTCTTGAACTAGCTGATGCCATACTTGCGGCTCTTGGGCCGCGCTCCTTACTCGGTCCGCAAGAGTATCTAGAATATCTCTTGGAAATTTATCATATAGCAGGATTGCCGAGAGCAGACCTGCGACCTTCATTTGTAGACAAAACCGACCCGAACTTTCGCTCACGCATCCTCGCAGTGGCCAAACTTTAGGGTATATCTCGCCTGTAATCGGGCCGTGGTGACCGCCATTTATATCGCCAACGCCTAGTGAGGCCGTGGCATCAAAATATTCTTGTTCCGTCGACTTGATGGTCATAAAAACTCCTTTAATTTATTGTCGCCTCCCGGCGTGGGAGGCGTGCAGGGCGACCAGGGGCGAGAGCTTGTGGGCGGGATGGTCTGCCCTAGCCACACGAGTAACGTCGTGGGGGCGTACACAGGCGCGGCCACGGTGCTGACCGCCCCGTCGCTTGGAACGTTGAGCGGCGGGGTGGCTAACAACTCCCACGATATGCTTGCAGCTCGTTTTGTCGCCAGCCGCGTTGCGCCCGTCGGCTCCGTATTTGCCCCCAGGCGTTGGGGGGCACTGGCCTGCGCATATCTTGGTGTCCCGGCGTCATAATGCAGGTTGGCCCAGGTACGCGCACGCAAGGGCACCCCATCGGCGCGGGGCAAACGCGGGGCCTGTGGGCATTGCGCGGCCCAAATTAAACTCATAGTTGTGATGAGCAAAATCCGATGGCACCCCGCTAACAACGGCGGTTGTGGCATCAACCGAGCGGAATACCAAACCAGCGGGGTACCTGCTCGTTAACGTCTGATACTGCCCTGTCGCATTTCGCCCCTGGTCGCCCTGCACGCCTCCCACGCCGAGAGAGTCGAATCCCGCCGCTTCAGCGTACATTCCGCGTACATCAGGCATGCGCAAAGTACCTGCGCCCAAATCCTGCACATAGTAAGGCGCGCCGCCGATGCCATCCCATCCTACAGTAGTCCCATCAGCGTTGGTATGCCATATTGCTGTTGTCATCGCTTGCCACTCGGCTTCAGTTTTGAGCAGCAGTTGTCCGTCGGCGGTTTGCAAATATTCCCATATAGGCCATTCTGTAATGTTTTTTCCTTGATAGACACCACTAATAACCCCGCCTTGAAGTGGTGCGAAGCCGGGCTTGAGTATTGGGTGGCGGAAATAATAAAACTCACCAATGTCGTACTTATCGCTTTGCACGACTGATATTTTGCCCGTAGCGTCAATTTTTATGGTCACGCCGTCAGGGTTTACAAGACCGTTGACGCCCACCTTGGCAATGCCCGTTTTGTCTGCAATGAGCTTTTGTATTGCAGCCAGCACCTGAGCATTATTGTTTTTGTCCAGTGTCATGCCTGCGGCGAGGATAATTGCGACCGCCTCCTCCTGCACGGCATTAAGCCAATCGTCCGTTACCGTGGTTGCAGGAACGGGAATTGTGGGGTCGCCTTCCGTAAATCTGTTGTCCGGCGTTGCTGTACTGCTGTCTATCCTGTGCATAGCTCACCTCATGTATACGCAATCAGCGCCACGGCGTGGGCTGGTTTGCGCTGGTTCATGATGCATTCCAAAATACTGTCGCCCCAAGTGCGCAGGGCCTCGCCCGCCACCGACTGCCCGGCCTTGAACACACGGGGGGCGTCGCTGGGCGTTGTAACGCGAAATGCATACGTCCAGTCGTCATTGGTCAGCGGGTCGCCAGCGCGGGAGTGTCCCGCCTTGAATGGCGTAAATTCATCAATCGTGATCTCGTACCCGGCAAGTGCCGCGTAGCGTTTGAGCCATGCGTGGGAGATGCCGCCGCGCTCAAGAAAGGCTACGGCAAGCTGGGCGATGCGCTCTTGCAGCAACTGGTCGCCTTTTGCACATGCGCCGGGCAGGCCGTATACACGCTCCCAATCCGGCAGATACTGCTGCCACTTCCAAGGCTGGAGCGCCCCAAGCACTGCGGCGCTGGCGGCCTGCACGCGGTCAAACTCTGCGCCGTCAACGGCAAGGGATACCTCCACGCCCGGCGCGTTAACATCATAGGATACAGGCGGCAGCAAGGCCGCCAACAGGGCACTATGTCCCATGTTTCACCCTGTCCCGTTCTTCGGCGCGCTTGGCGTTGTTGAAGCGCTCCAGATCGCCCACAAGGTAGCCGGTGATGCGGCGTGTGCGGTCAAACTTCATACCCACACCGACCAGATGGGGCATGGCTGTACGCGTTTCGCGGTTGGCAATGGCGTCTGTCATAATGCCTCCAGCATCAGATAGCCCAGACGGCACCACTCAAGGGCGCTGGGGACGACATTGGCTCCCGGCTCACGGATTACAACGTCCGCAACGCCGTCCAGCGACGACACGGCGGCAAGCAGACGCGACAGCACAAGGCTTTCGCCGGGGGCAAGTCGGGCAAATTCGACTTGCAGCACGGTGGTGACTGCGGGCTTGAGCGTGACCAGGGTTGCGCCATTGCTGACGCGCAGGGCCACAGTC